TGTAAGACCCTGCTATGGGACACTTTCAATTCATGGAAGGAAATAGTAGATAGTAACGAAACTAAGGAAATCGGGGTCAGAGAGGCAAGTAAATGGGCATCTAAAGACCCCTGGATTCGCCAATTAGATTGGGAAGTTAAGTCTACTAAGGGTGTCTACGCATGGATTCCCACATGGATGAGACCCTACAAGAAAGACCCCGATAAGGAGATTGGAGTTAAAAGTAAACTATCTCATTTCCTACTGAAACTGAAGTGGGAAGGTACCCCCATCATATGGGAAGAAGGCCAAGGTTGGTGTTTTACTACGGAGGATGGGACCCTAGAAAGAATCCCACACCCTAAGAAACCTGGAGAAAATGTAGGTGGCCTATTCTCAAAAGAGTTCGTTACTCACATGGAAGTTGGCAGACTAAGTAGCGACTTACCGGAGGCAAAAAGGGCGCTGGAAATTGCCAATGCCATTAGTTTTTGGACTTCAGTTCGCAGTCGAGTAAAAAGCCGCATCGTCATGGGGGCTACCAACCCTTTGGGGAAACCCAACCTGGTTACCCTCCCAGAAATCGTCTGCCACGGAACCGTCACCCGCAGGGTCGTGGAGAGCCTTATGGCCACCATGTGCTCTACTAAGAGCTGGCGCATCGGGACCGAGCTTAAAACCCGCGTACAGGCCCCTGAGGGGTGGAAAATAATCAGTGCTGACTATGACGGCCAAGAGATGCAGATTGCATCTATCTATAGTGACAAATGGGAGGGCGGATTCATTGGGTGTTCTCCCATGGGGTACAACGTTCTTTCTGGTTCTAAAGAGAATGGCACTGACCCTCACACTGCGCTGGCTAGAGCGATCTTTCCGGAATTGTATGAGGGTTTAATTTGGGATAAATCCCTAGGAGTCTGCTACAAGTACGACGAAAAACCCGAAGATTCGGATAACTGCCACCCCCGTGATGGCTATTGGGTATCCCCAATTGACAAGGAAAAAGACACTATGCTCAAAATAACGAGGGACCTTGCCAAGATTGTGGGATTTGCTACCCTGTATGGTGGGAGCGTCAAAGCCCTTAGCAATCCGATCCGAATGACTTTCCCTGATAAGGATGAAGATGCTGTTAAGACTTTTGCCCTCAAAGCTATTGCATCTAAGAAAGGGGTCTTAAGGTTTGGCAAATACGAAGGTGGATCAGACTCAGGAGCATTCAATATGATGGAAAGAATTTCCATGGGGCCAGGGACTCCCCGGTTGCCTTGTTTGGGGACAAAAATCTCAACAGCCATGATGCCATCTGCGGTCGGCAGTGAATTTAAGACAGGGAGAACTAATTGGGCTATTCAAGCGTCTGGGTCCGAAATCTTATCCATTACCCTAACTGCTGTAGCATGGCTAGCTGAAGAGTTTAAGATTCCCTACCGCTTTATAATCAGTATCCATGATGAACTGCATTTTATGACACCCGAAAAATACGCAGAGCAATTCGCTGTATTATTCCAGATTGCTCACCTTTTCACTTGGGGCTTATTCCATTATGCAATGGATATTCCCGAACTACCCCTGAGCCGAGCGTTTTTCTCTTCGGTTGCTATCGATGATAGGCTTCGGAAGTCCCCGAAAGAAAATACGGTAACCCCGTCCAACCAATCTGGGGGCGATGAACCACCTGGGGTTGAATACTCAATGACGCAACTATTTGAAATGGGTGCTGTTAACAAGTTGACTTTCCGGTACGACTCAATCCAGAAAGGGCTCATTTAATTTTTAATTTACATTCAATTCAAATCAATTACCAAAACACCATGACAACACAACCTAAACTGAAAAAGAACCGCGCAGTCTCTGCCATTATTATTACACACCACGGGTCCCTAGGTACCTTCTATCTGCCACAACCTTTTGATAAAAAGGATAAATTTATCCCTTCATCAGTCGATTGTGCATATAATGCACTCTACTACTCTGAAGACCAGGTTGTTCAAATGCTTAAGGCCCTATGACTATCGGGCACTAAGCCCGTGGGAGTTTCAATTATCACTTCTCAATCCAAATAGCAACATGCCATTCCCCCTTCCCCTAGACCCACAATTCCGCAAAGAAGTTATCCGCAGTTGGATTGATGACGTTGGGGACAGGGTTGATATGGGGGATTTAGATGGGGCTGAAAAAAGTTGGCAGACAGCCAATCAACTATATCTCAAGCTCCCTGCTGGAAAAGGTGATGTAGAACTGGAAAGATACTTGGTGACAAGTAGGGTAAAACTCACCGAGTATCACTCAATAAAAACCAAATGCGAACAGTATCTAACGAAACCACCACAGTAAAAGCAACCCCGATTCAAGGACTTGCTGCTTATAGCGAAACTTTATCCGATGGTAGAGTCATCACTATCAGGGAAATGACCGGTCGCGATTTAATTTATTTAGAAGAAGAAATTGGTGAGTTCAAACAAACCAAGCAAAGCTTTCTGTTAGCCGAAAGACTGACAATCGGTGAGGATAAAATTTCTTTTGATGAAATTGCTGATCTCCGTCTTTCTGACATCAAAAAAATCAGTGACTTAGTCGGTAAGGCAATGGGAGAAGTTGTAGTTGACCCAAAGTAATAATTGAGGATCAAGAGGATTTTTCGTATCTTATAACTATAGACGGGTGGGGCCCATTTCACCTCCGGGAACTAACTCCCAAAGACTTTTATAAGGCACAAATCCTCAGAAATGGTGAAAAAAGCTTCTTACCTCTTCTTCTAAAGGTTCTCCTAAATGGGGAAATCATTGATAAAATTCCCTCCAGAATTTTCAAGGTATTAATTGACTGGGCAGTGACAACCATCTTCCAAGAAAATATCCTTTCAGTGGAAAATTGGCTTGAAGTTGCATTTCACTTATGCAAACAACGGTGGGATTCATCCATCGATTGGCTCGAAACTCAACCTATGAGCAAAATTAGAGCTATGATTGAAGTCAATAAAAAATACGCCGAAGAACAAGAGGACATGATGAAAAAGAAACGGTAAATGAAGATCAAAGTTACCTTAAAAGAACCCGGTTCCATGCAACCATTCAAACTAGGGTGGTGGGGTCCTGCCAAAGTTGAATGGGCTCCAATCCTTCTGGATGAGAACAAGCCTTATTGGGCTGCTGAAACGGATTATGAAGGGAGGCCATGGACTAAACTGGAGCCGGAAACCATAAAAGAAAAAGATTCTGAAGGGTATGGGTCTGGATTCATTCTAAGGGAAACCGGAGAAATGTTTAATACAGCCGTAGTTAGACCATGGGGTAATAAATTTATAGTCGGTACGACTCCATGGGGTGTATTTAACCAATTTGGAACCAAAAAAACACCTGCTCGCCCATGGATGGGAGTCCCAGATAGCTCCCTAGACAAACTATCTGACATTGCTTGGAAACACATTCTAAAATAACCATGACAAGACGACGCACTAAAGATCCCCTCGGAAAATTTGTTGGCGATGACCCAACTACACCCGACGTAAATGAAGCCTGGGTAGAAACCCCAGTCGCCGGGGTTGATCCAACCCCTGAGATTACTGAACTAATCCCCCCGCCCCCTGTAGCCGTGACCCCAGAACCCGCCGAGCCCGTTACTGACCCATCCGTAACCGTGGTGACCCCAGAACCCACCGAGCCCGTTACTGATCCACCCGTAGCCGTGACCCCAGAACCCACCGGTTTAGAACCCGGATCACACGAACCAGCTGTAATAAACCTAAAAACAGCAGGGAGCGCCACCATTAAGGATAAACCCACTAAAGAGTCCATCGAGGCATCTATCCAAGAAAAACTCTCTAAAAGGTTAAACTCCCCAGAAGTAGACCCCTTTGTACCATCTAGCCAACTAAACAACGAAGTTAAAGAAGTATCTAGAAGTAATGGATTCCCCCTAACGAGGGGCACTGAAGTTGGTGCCCGTCTGATGGCAAAAGCAAAAAGAGGGATCTGATAAATGGCAAACCTAGTTTTTCAATCTGGCTCAACCTGGAGAAGACTGGGTTTTGCTTTATATTCAAACTCCCTTTCATACCGGGAAGTCTTAGAGAATAATCCCACTTGGTCTGTGGTAAAAAATCCCCCGTTAGGGACAATTCTTAATCCCGGTAGCGTTACTGGGTCAGTTACGTCTGTGGGGTTAACTCAACAATCCCCCGTACTGTCCTCTGCTACAATTTCTGATGGAGACTTCTTCCCATTCCCATCTCAAGAATCTTACGCTGAGTCTCTATCAAGATACACTAGATTGTCTCTAAGGGACGTAGAAAGAAATAATGGCTGGTCCGCCGCCAGTGTTCATTCCGATACGGGAAATCAATAGAAAAAAAAAAGCCATTTTAGTAGTGGGTAAATACTAATTGTCCATAGAACAATCCTTGGCCCACGGGCACCACCACCGGAGTCATCCCCGCCGGTACAAGGATTTGGAAAAGGGGGAATACTAAATACAAAATGGCAACTTTTTCTTTTGGCACCACTCCTGGCGCCCCCGGCACATACATTAACGAATTCGCTGGCAACATTACAACTGCGCCAATTGCAACATTTAATACCACCTACATGCTGGTGGAAGCCGAAGACACTGTCCCAGTAAGTCGCTTCCCCTTTAATACCCCTGTAGCCATCACTTCTTTAAATGACTACAAGGCCCTAGTAGGCGGAGTCCCCACCGAAAAAATCCCCCTTCTCAGCTACAACTGTGTAAATGAACTTTTCCTGAATGCTCAGCAAGTTGCTGATGTTCGAGTTGTCAGAGTAGGAACACCAACCCAGATTGCTGAAATCGAGTTCCTACCGTCCGGCACCAAAATCAATTCCACTGGACTTCCATCTCAGCTTGAAGCTGGTGATGAGGTTTATATTCAAATGATCCTCAATGGCCAAAAACTAGTGGCTGGTGATGGTTCTACGGGTTATACTTCTGAAGGTGAGTGGCTCGGCGTCCCTGTTACTATTCCAGTTGATTACATTGCTGGCGATGAGGTAAATAACCGCAAGATCTCATCTGCAATTGTTAACGCATTTGCCGCAGCTATTGAATCTAATCCCAGCATCCGTAGTTCCGTATACGTTAGGGAGTTTGGCCTAGTAAACACACTTTGCCCTGAGACAAATTCAGAAAGTGGATTCGCAGTCTTAGCAGCTACAACTTTTGATGGAACTATCCAGGTAGTACCTGAACAGTTCATTGTAGGCTCTGCTAACATCTTGATGACTGATTGCTACGTGATCGGAACCATTGATTGTGCCCAGACTAGCCTAGAAAGAGTCCCTCAAGACTATGTCCAGTGCATCAATACTGCATTTGACGGACAACAAGACCAAGGATACCTACTGTCTCCTACCGCATATGCACAGTTCGATGCTGCAGGTAGAACTGCCGTGGGAGCTGCTGCTGCTGCCCATTGCGAAGATGGTAACTTTAAGTGGCTGGCTCTAGCTGATAGTGGCCCGTATTTGGTTACAGACATCAATAAGTATAAGAACTACGCCCCACATCAACCTGCCGACGATTTGGTAACAGGGTTGAAGTACTTGGTAGATAATACCATTTACGAATGGACTGGCAACGATGTTAGTTACGGGCGTCTACCTTATCAATTCCTAGTATCAGGCTATGACCCTCAAGTAGCTGTAGAGCAATCTACAGAATCTGTTGCTGCTGGTGAAAAGGTTGGACTTCTAGACCCTGCTGTCTTTACAGTGGAATCTGTAGTTGGTCAATCTGATGATGGCGTATTTTTCATTGATGGTGCAGTTTGGCCCGTCAAATATGACATCCAAGAAGTAACCATCAGTAATGCCGGTGCAGATTTTGCCGGGTTGTTCGATGTGGGTGAGACCTCCGCGACTGTTTACATCGTAGCACCACCATATAATACAAATTTGTATGGTACCTACCCGTCTGATGGCAGCACCCAGTACGTTTACATCACTGCTACGGCTTCAGAAGCTACTTCTGTGTTGACTGCGGTCTTAGCTGCTGGTGGAACTGCTCTTATTGGGGCCGGTGTAGCCGCAGCGAACGGTGCTTATGTGGTCGGTGCCCCTACTGGGTCTACAGCTACTGTTACCTATGGGGTTTCCAGTTGGAATTGGCCCGTTGAAATCAGTGGGCAATCCTCTAACCTCCTTCAGAACATTACAGGTGAAACTACAAACGTCAATACCCTTCACCTACCTGCGACCTTGCAGACTTCCACTAGGGATTACAGGTTGAATTTTATTTCAAGAACCTTATTTGACCCTTCTGCTAGCATTAGTTCCTACATCTTCTCTGGTAGTTCCACTGAATATGCGGCTTTTGAGCTAAATGGTCATGGATTAGTTAATGGCCAAAAGGTCTTCTTTACGCAGACTGTTTTGGCGGGGACCGCGACCTTACTAAAGGCAACGATCTCTAACTCTATTAACCCTTACTATGTCAAAGTCCTAGATAATGACACTATCCTACTAGCCACTAGCTATACGGGTTATCTTTCTGGTTCTTACATCACCTTCCCATCTACCCCAATTTCCACAGCACCGACTATTTTATACTCGGGTGTATTAGGTGGCAATCTGACATCTGTTAACCTCGCTGAATTAACCACTGTTCCACTCATTAGAGCCAGAAAATACGGCCTAAACAGCGGTATTATCGCAAGCCAAGCCGCTAAGGCGTCTGTGGCTCCGGCCCCCAATGTAGACAACCCTACCGTATCTATTTACTTGAATAGAAGTTCTAAGGTCCTTGGTAAAGAGTTGATCTTCCCATATGGTGAAACTACCTCCGCTGGTTGGTTGCCTTCTTTGGACTTGGTTGACCCGGGTGATATTCAAACTACGACTCAAAATTACATCTGCACTCCTACTACGACTCAAAATTACACATCACAGGCATACTTAGTTCCAACTATTGATGCTATCTACGGTGGTAATTATGAAGCTAATACTACAGCAGGTACCGGAATACTTGACGTATCTTCTGCTTACACAGTGGCATGTGGATTGGCCGTTTCTGATACAGGGACAGATATTCAAGCTGCTCTTAGTAAGTTGGATGGAGTTTACTTCAATGTAACCGCTGCTCCATCAAATTCTGTCGCACCAGATGGCACCACAGATGTTATTGTGGGTGATAGAATTGCCGTGGTATTCAATGGAACTAGCTACGAGTGGGTAGTAATCCCTGCCAATTCCCTTGGCGGTGATTTAACCTCCGTTGGTCACGTTTGCTATGGCTCACAAGTCGAACTTGTATTGACCGAAGAGCAAACACCACTCACTACTTTATGGAACTTTGATGCCATCACATCCACCGAAATCATCGATGATGCTTTACGTGGAGTGGGAAATTCAGGTGAACCAGAGGCTGTATTCGTAGAGGCCGGTGTCGATAATGTAACTCGCTTGCTAGAGGATAGCCAACGCTATTCTAATGCTTTTGGATTTATTGCCTACTATGGCCCATACGTCCTTA